GGCAGGATGAACTGACCCAACAAACGCTTTCCGCTGCGAAACTGCCCTATGGGGATGGGTCATGGATCATCGGAAGGCGTGCTAGTCGAGTGGCAGTTTGTGCAGCTGTCGCTTCGGCGTTAGCAACTTATTTTGCGACACAAGCAGAAACGGAAATTGATATACAAGTCGGATAATTTGTATTTATGGTATATTATGTGCTAATGGGAATTTTCGATCGATTTATCACAAATACCGCAATTACTCCAACAGTCGATGTAGCTGCCGCTAATACACCTTACAATTTACAATCAGCAGTTGGTGGATTATTCTATGGAGCACAAACAGCAACCAGAGAACAAGCAATGTCTGTTCCATCTGTTGCAAGAGCAAGAAATATTATTTGCTCAACAATTGGATCGCTTCCTTTAGAAACTTACAATCATTTTACAAAAGAACATTTAGATCCAAATAGAGTAATTATGCAACCAGATCCAAGAGTTGCTGGATCAGCAATCTATGCATGGATCGCTGAGGATTTGTTATTTCATGGCGTTGCTTATGGACAAGTTTTAGATTCTTATGCTGCATCCGATAACAGTCGGGTAAGAGCTTGGACAAGAGTTGCACCAGATCGAGTTACATACAACCTTAATGCAAATCAAACTGAAATTACCTCATACATGGTTGATGGTATGCATGTTCCAGCATCAGGTATTGGATCTTTAATTGTATTTAGCGGATTAGATGAAGGTGTATTAAATCGAGCAGGTCGCACAATCAGAGCTGCACAAGAATTGGAAAAGGCTGCCGAACTATATGCAAAAGAGCCAGTTCCAACAATGGTATTAAAATCAAATGGCACAAACCTCACTCCAGAGCGAATTACAAAACTTCTCGAATCATGGAAGGTTGCAAGAAACACCAGAGCAACTGCATTTTTGAATGCTGATGTTGAATTAAACGCTTTAGGGTTTGATCCGCAAAAATTACAGTTAAATGAAGCACGGCAATACCTAGCAACTGAAATTGCAAGAGCTGTTGGGATCCCAGCATCATTCTTATCTGCTGAAACTACTAGCATGACTTATAGCACGACTGTGATGGAAAGAAAAGCCCTTATTGATTTTAGTTTGAGAAATATCATTACACCAATTGAGCAAAGATTATCTGCTGCTGACTTTGTGCCAAATGGCGTTGAAGTCCGATTTGACATTGATGATTTCTTGAGAGGCTCAGCATTAGAGCGTGCTCAAGTTTACGAAATACTAAACCGCATCGGCGCAATGAGTGTCGAACAAATCCAAGAGGAAGAGGACTTAATCCGATGAAGATTAATTTCCCAATTACAATAACCGCTGCTGATACAAACAAGCGAACAATCTCAGGAACTATTGTTTCTTGGAATGAGGCTGGAAATACATCAGCCGGCAGAACAGTATTTGCAAAGGACAGCATTGATTTTTCAAAGCCTGTCAAATTGCTATTAGAGCATGACAAAACTCGCCCATTGGGTAAGTTAATTGACATTACTGCAAACGATCAAGGTTTAGAAGGCACATTTAAGTTAGCAAAGACTTTTGCAGCTGATGATGCACTTGAGGAAGCAGCCACAGGCTTGCGTGATGGATTCTCCGTTGGTGTCATGGTAGATGCATGGGATAACAAAGACGGAGCAATGGTTATCTCAAAAAGTTCTTTACAAGAGGTCAGTTTGGTGTCTGATCCGGCAATTGCTTCAGCAAAAGTTGAATCCGTAGTTGCAACAAATACACCAGAGAATTCCGAAGCAACCGCTGAGGATCAAACAACACAGGAGGACAAAGTGTCAGATGTTAAATCTGAGGCTCCTATCGCAACCGAAGCGGTAGAAGCTGCAAAGTCTGAGCCTGTGGCAGTAGTAGCAGCACAATCTGTTGCATACACAAAGCCACGCTCACCAATTATCAACAAAGCAACATACCTAGAGCATTCAGTTCGTGCTGCCCTAGGAAACGATGAGAGCCGTCAGTATGTAATGGCTGCTGATACAACCAGCAACAACTCTGGCTTGATTCCAACACCACAATCAGCAGAAGTTATCAATGGCATTTCAAATGCAGATCGTGGATCAATCGATGCAATTTCTCGTGGCGTATTGCCAGCATCAGGCATGACTTTTGAGATTCCAAAGATTACAACTGCTCCAACAGTTGCTGAGGAAGCGGAAGCAGCAACAATTGATTCAACCGACATGGCATCATCTTTCGTAACAGTAAATGTTAAGAAATTTGCTGGCGGTCAGACATTCTCAGTTGAGTTGCTAGATCGTTCATCACCAGCATTCTTTGATGAGTTAGTTCGTCAAATGGAATTTGCTTATGCAAAAGAAACAGATAAGTTTGTTGCCAACGGCATCATTTCATCTGGTTTAATTGCAACAACAGCACAGGACAACACAGCAGCAGGACTTCTTGCTTATGCTGCACAAGCTGCTCAATTAGTTTATTCAAACTCATTGGGATTTGCTCGCAACATCGTGGTATCTCCAGAACAATGGGGTAACATCATGGGTTATAACGATTCCGGTCGCCCAATCTACAATGCTTCAAATCCACAAAACGCAGGTGGAGCAGTAGGACCTCAATCACTTCGTGGAAATGTTGCTGGACTTGATCTTTATGTATCTCGTTCACTATCAGCATTGACATACACAACTGGCGATGGATCAATGTTTGTAATCAACCCAGAGTCATACACATGGTATGAGAGCCCACGCTTACAACTTCGTTCAGATGTAACAGCAACTGGTCAAGTATCTGTTGCTTACTATGGCTATGGCGCACTTGCAGTCAAGATCGCCAACGGATCAGTTCACTTCAACAAGAACTAATTTAGCCCAACTTAATGCCTAGGGTTGCTCCCGATCCTAGGCAGCTAATAATGGGAGACCTAAAGGAGATGACATGCCAAGCATAATTACAGCCTCACAGCTTAGAAGTGTGCTCGGCGTGTCATCTGCCTTGTATGACGATACTTATTTAAACCAAATTATTGACACAGCAGAAACTGTTATTCTGCCAATGCTTGTTACATTTAAAGCACCAATTCAAGCAACCTCATTGTCAGACAATGTTGCTACATTTACTACACTAGGAATTCATGAATTTACCGAAGGACAATCAGTTGTCATCACAGGATGCGGAAGCCCATACAACGGCACAAGAACTGTCTTGGCAGACAATCTTGGACAATATACCTTTTCAGCATCGATCACTAACGCCGATATACTCGAGGCTAATGTCATCCCATCCGGAGTTGCTACCCTTTCTGGCGCATCAACTTATGTTGGAAACGCAGCTGTTCAATCAGCCGTCTATACAGTTTCAGTCGAAGTCTTTCAAGCAAGACTTGCCGGCGGAGGACAAATCGAAGGAGTAGATTTTACTGGCACTCCATTTAGAATGGGCAGATCATTATTTAATAAATGTGTTGGTTTACTTGGCTCATACATGGATACAGAAGGTTTGGCTCAATAAATGCCAAGCACAATTCTTTCATCAATTAGACAACCTTTAGCAACTGCCTTGGCTAGCGTTGCAGGAAATGTTTATAGTTTTGTTCCAGAATCGGTAATTCCACCAGCTGTGGTTTTGGTTCCAGATTCACCATATCTTGAATTAGAAACAATTAACAAATCTACAATTCATACAAAGATCAATTTTACAATTTCAGTTGCGGTTGCATATAACAGCAACCCGGCATCGCTCGACAACATCGAGCAGTTAATAATGAGTGTTCTGGCAGTTATCCCAGCAGGATATATCGTCAGCTCGGTTGAAAGACCGACAGTTACCCAAGTTGGTGCATCAACGCTGCTAATCGCAGATGTTCGAGTATCTACCTACTACACACAAACAGCATAAGGAGAAATCATGGCAACAGTCGTAATTACCGGTCGTGATGTTGGTTTATCTTTCACAGGTGGAACAGATATTCAAGCACAAGCGACAAACGCAGTTCTAACCAAGGTCAATGAGCGTCAGGTTTATCAGACCATGGAGGGCGAGGCTTACAAGACCACAAACATTTCAGGAACATTCCAGTTGGATATGTTGGCTGACTGGGGCAAGGCAAACTCAGTTTGCGAAGCTCTATGGACAGCTGCTGAAACTGCACCAGATACAGACATCAGCATGACACTTACAGCTGCATCAGGAGCACAATTCGTGTTTCCAGTAAAGCCTGAGTTTCCAACAGCGGGTGGTTCAGGTATTGATGCTCAGACAGTATCATTCACCTTTACAGTATCTAAAGGCGCAGTAACCGAAACCTTTAGTTAAAAAACAAAACGGGAGCAAACAAATGAAATTACCAATTACAATTGAATATAACTCAGGCGAGCAAGTTACTTATGTAGCCCAACCGCCTGAGTGGGCAAAATGGGAAAAGCAGACAGGAAACATCATTGGTCAGGCATCCGAAAAGTTGGGCATTTGGGATCTTATGTTTTTGGCTTATCATGCTCATAAGCGTGAAGTCGCCGGAAGTAAACCCATCAAACCAATGGATATTTGGATGGAAACAGTAGCCGATGTCGTTGTTGGTGATGCAGACCCAAAAGCCACAAAGCAGGAAGCCTAAACAGATTATTGGTGGAGTTGGCAATTGCAACTCACATACCAATGAGCGAATGGGTTGAAGCAGAGGACATTTTAACAGCAATCGAGATATTGGAGAAAAGAAATGGCAGTTAGCACCGAGCCTTCGATTTTCTTTTCTAAGCGTGAGTTAAATCAAATATCAAGAGTTTTTCGCAAGATGGATGATACTGCTAAAGATGATGCTAAAAGAAAAATTCAAGAGTTAGTTGGCAAACAATTATCTGCAATCAGAGCAATCGCTGCTGGTCGAGGTAAAGTAGCTCAAAGAATTGCCGATGGCGGTCAAGTAAAAAAATCATCATTACAAGGTGAACTGAAATTTGGTTTTGCATCACAAAAATTCTCAGGCGGTGCAACAACTCAATTTAACACTAGAAATGATCCACCGGGAAATAGACCGGGTATTGGTGGGGGCTATGAGTTTGGAAGCAAAAGATTTCCAAATATGCCAAGATGGTCAGGGCCGATGCCTAAAGGACCCGGCTCAAGAGGTTGGTTTATTTATCCAGCAATTAGAGCTTCACAACCAGAAATTATTAAAGAATTTGATGAGATAATCACATCGATTGTAAAGGAATGGTCAAGTGGCAGCTAATAGTAATAGAGCTTTAACCCTTTCAATTGTTGCTGATATTGACAATTTGCAAAAAGGTTTAGCAAAAGCTGATAATGAAATTCAAGGCTTTGGTCAAAAGGTTGGAGAGTTTGGCAAAAAAGTTGCTGCTGCTTTTGCTGTCGCTGCTGCTGCTGCCGCTGCCTATGCCGGCAAATTAGCCGTTGATGGGGTCAAATCAGCGATAGAGGATGAACAAGCACAGTTAAGGTTGGCTGCTGCTTTAAAGACCGCCACAGGGGCTACAAATGCCCAAATTGAGGCAACTGAGGACTACATACGGCAAACACAATTAGCGACCGGCATAACCGACAATGAGTTGAGAGCATCATTCCAGAGATTGTCTGTTTCAACTAAGGATGTAACTCAATCTCAAAAGTTGCTTACCCTTGCAATTGATATATCAAAGGGAACTGGAAAAGAGCTTGGAACAGTTGTCGAAGCATTATCAAAAGCCTATGAAGGACAAGATACACGATTAGTCAGGCTTGGAATTGGTATTACTCAAGCCGATGCTAAAGCAATGGATTTTACTCAAACCACAAAGGCATTAACCAACCTCTATGGAGGGGCAGCAGCTGCAAATGCTGAAACATTCCAAGGCAGAATAGATCGATTAAAACAAGCATTTGAGGAAGCCAAAGAGGAAATTGGTTATCGATTACTTCCATTTATTGAAAGATTTGTTGATCTAATTGTCAATCAGGTAGTGCCCAAACTTCAAGAGTTTGCTACATACTTTGATCCAATTAAGCAAGCCATTAAAGACAACCAAGAAGCATTTGATGCATTTGGTCGATTTGTTACTGATGTCATTATTCCAATTTTAGTAACTGGCTTAGGTGCAGCATTAAAGACTATTGGAGTTATTGCAGGTGGTATTACCGACATTATTGGCAAAGTTATATCTGCAATTCAAACTGCTGTTGATAATGCTATATCAGGGATCAATAGATTGATTAATGCATATAACGCAATTCCTGTTTTACCAAATATAAGCACAATAGGAGCAGCAACATCTGTTGGAACTCCATTTGGTCAGGCTGCGTCAGCTGTATCTAATGCACAACCTGCTACCGCTGCTCAATTAGCAGCAGGTGCTGCAAGGGCTGGAACTACTGTAAATAACATTACAGTTCAAGCCGTAGATTCTGAAGGTGCTGCCAGAGCAGTTGCTAAAGTAATTAATCAAAGTTCATCTAGATCAGTCCCACAGCTTTACAATAGCGGCATTACTAGAGCGAGATAATGTCAGTCTTTACGCCTGAATATAAGTTAAGCATCAATGGTGTGGAATACACCGATGTGGCAATTTCTGATATAGCCCATCAGGCAGGTCGTGAGGATATTTATGCTCAACCAACCCCATCTTATATTCAAATCACATTGGTGGCTTTGAATAATGAAAATTACAATTTTCAAATCAATGACGGAATAGCCTTACAAGTCAAAGACAGTACCAATGCTTTTAGAACCTTATTTGGTGGAAACATCACAGACATTACGACCGAGGTTGCATCAGCTAGCAGCATTGCTGAAACCTTTAGTTATACGATTATTGCTTTAGGTTCATTGGCTAAATTGCCGAAGGTTATTTATGAAGGAACATTGGCTCGAGATGATGACGGCGATCAAATATATGAATTGCTAAGTGATTTATTTTTAAATAATTGGAATGAAGTTCCAGCGTCCGAAACTTGGTCAGGTTATGATCCAACAACTACTTGGGCTAATGCCGAAAATCTAGGACTTGGTGATATTGATCGACCAGGAGTTTATGAAATAACAAATCGAGGGGCTAACCCAGATACTGTCTATAACATTGCAACGCTTATTGCTGATAGCGCATTTGGTGTCTTGTATGAGGACAATGAAGGTCGCATTGGATATGCCGATGCCCTACACAGACAGAATTACCTTGCCAACAATGGTTATACCGAGATTTCAGCCAATACAGCCTTTGGTGCAGGATTAAAAGTTTTAACTAGGGGTGCGGATGTTCGAAACGACATAATCCTTAACTACGGCAACAACTTTGGTTCACAGGTCAGCACTATAGATTTAGACAGTATTGCAACCTTTGGTTACCGAGGCGAAACTATCAATACAGTTTTGCATGATGCCACCGATGCTCAAGCTGTGGCTAATCGGTTTATTTCGCTTAGATCATATCCTAGAGCCTTATTTGACAGCATTACATTCCCATTAACCAACTCAGCCATTGATGATGCAGACCGAGATGCCTTGCTTGGAATCTTTATTGGTCAGCCAATGCGAATTACAGACTTGCCGGTTCAGATAGCCCCAACTCAACAGTTTGAAGGCTATGTGGAAGGCTGGCGTTGGAGCACTAGATTCAACGAATTATTTTTAACCATAAATCTGAGCCCGATCGAATTCTCCACAGTTGCAGTTCAATGGGAGCAAGTATCAGCCTCAGAGGCTTGGAACACTCTAAGTGGTACACTTACATGGGAAAATGCGATTGGAGCAGTAGCCTAATATGGCAAACACAACTTATTTTGGATGGGAAACACCAGACGACACAGATCTGGTTAAGGATGGCGCAGCTGCTATCCGCACACTTGGTCAAGCAATTGATACATCTATGCAAGATCTTGAAGGTGGCACAACCGGTCAGATATTGTCAAAGAATTCAAACGCCGACATGGATTTTGTTTGGGTAACAAATGATGTTGGTGATATCACCGAAGTTGTTGCATCTACACCATTAACAGGCGGTGGTTCATCAGGATCTGTTACAGTCGGAATTCAAGATGGAACTACTGCACAAAAAGGCGCAGTTCAATTAGAGGACAGCACTTCATCAACTTCCACAACAAAAGCATCGACACCAAACTCAGTTAAATCTGCTTATGATTTAGCAAATGCTGCAATTGCAAAATCTTTGATTGATGCTGAAGGTGATTTAATAGTTGGAGATGCTGCTGATGCAGTTCAGAGATTAGCCATTGGATCGAATGGAAATGTTTTAACAGTTGACACAACTGTCGATGGAAAAATTAAATGGGCAGCACCTGCCGGTGGTGGTGGCTTTACTGAATTAGCAAGTGGCAGTTTAAGTGGCACTTCAGTAGTTGTTAACGTAACAACCACAGGATATAAGCAATTAGTTGTTTATATGAAAGATGTTACTGCAACCGCAGACTGGTTTCCTGCAATAAGACTAAATGGCGATAGTGGAAATAACTATACAAACTTTTTTCAGTATCAGACTTCATCAACGGCTGTAGCAACAAGTATGCAAACCAATGCTCAGGAATTTTATGTAGATCAACTTAATTCATCAAGTGCAGATAATTTTTCAGTATTTACAGTTTATGACCCAGCAAATTCTACTACTCATAAAAATTGTAATTTTTTAATTGCTGGAAGAAATTCAACAGATAGTTATCATCAATCTCAAAGCGGGTATGGACAATGGAGAAATACTGCTGCAATTACTAGCGTAACTTTTGTACCATTAACAACTTATTCAACTGGAACTTATGAAATCTATGGGGTGAAATAATGTCTAAACCAATGATTAGAATTGTAGAACTTGATGGAACTGTTATTGATAGAGAATTAACAGATGCAGAACTTGCACAACATCAATTAGATATTCAAAAAGGCGAAGCAAGAAAAGCCGAAGCCCAAGCAAAGGATCAAGCTAAAGGTGAGTTACTTGAGCGTTTAGGCATTACTGCCGATGAGGCTAAATTACTCTTAGCATAATCTTGAGGAATTGTGTCTAATGAAACCTTGGTTATCTAAAGCAGCTGTACAGTTGCGTGAGCAGATCGATGACTCCTTCCCAGAGCGTAGCCGTAAATCTGATGGGTGGATTGGTGATGCTAGACATAGCGCACGAAAAAGCGATCACAACCCCGATGCCACAGCAGGAAATGTTGTCAGAGCAATTGATATTGACAGTCGGCTTTCTGACGACAAAGGGCTTTCAGCATATTTGGCAGATCAGATTCGATCCTATGGGAAAACCAATGGTCGCATCAATTATGTAATACATCAGTCAAAAATTGCTTCACCGATTCTTGGATGGCGTTGGCGCAAATATCGAGGTAATCCCCATAATCACCACATCCATGTGAGTTTCAAGAAAAATCAAGATAAGAATTCAGATTTTTTTCACATCCCACTACTAGGAGGCAAGGCATGAAACTATCAAACAAACACAAGGCAGCAATTAAGTCATATCTAAGAGCTGTGGCTGCTTCCGGTATTACTGTCGCACTCGCCATTGTTGCTGACATTCATCCAGCTTATGCAACATTGCTTGGAGCAGTTGTAGCACCTATTGCCAAAGCACTTGATCCAAAATCTGGCAAAGAGGCTGATTACGGAATCAATGCGAAATGACGGCAAACGATTGGGTCGCTATCGCTTCTGGCGTATGCGCCGTAACAGGCAGTTTGTTTATGGGTCTGCGTTGGGTTATTAAATCCTATTTAGCAGAACTAAAGCCGAATTCAGGCACAAGCATGAAGGATCAAATTACAAGACTTGAACAGCGTGTCGATGATCTGTTTGTCTTAATCAGTAAGCGATAATTTTTGTTATGGCGAACACACGAAAACCATCTAAACGAAAAAAGATTAATCGTCGTATCGTTCGCCAAACTCCTGAGCCATTAACAAAGATCGA